CCGGCCTGCTTAGAACCCGATGGGTTCACCACTGCTGCATCACGCTTCGCTTCAGTCCGTTCCTGCTCCTTCTCCAACTTTGCTGCGCGATCAGCAACGTCGCCGTAACGCATATGCGTCAACGCCGCTTCTAAGTTGCCGATCTTGTGCCGCAACGCATGCTGGAAGAGGTCGGAAGGATCAAAGGTTCCGTACTCCGTCTGAAGTGTCTCCACCTGCTTCTCTACTTCTTGCCGTCTATGTAAACGATCCTGAACAGCCAGTCGGGCCTCTAACTGCGAGATCCGTTCCGTCGTAGCATCCGATTGCCGTTCCTCTGGCTGTTCCCAAGAGTCCTCAAAGGACTCCGCTCGCTGAACTGGTGCCGGGGTTCGGTTCATTTGCTCTACGCCGAAAGCGTCTCCCAATGCAATGAGTGTTCCCTCTGGATCTGACTCCAGAGAAGACACAATGGCCTCTGCTTGCTCCAACCGTCTACGTTCGGATGCCAACTCCTGCGTCTTACGGGTGTAATCCGCCTGCCGCTGGTATCCATCCCGAAGTTCATCAAGGCTGACCTGCTCTTCCTCCCCATCCACTTTTATGGAATAGGTGTCCGACGCTGGTTCCTGCTGAACCTCCACCGAAGAATCTGGATTGTCCACTTCCGTGGATTCCACAACATCCTCGCCCATTTACTTTCCTCTCTCGGAGTCCGTTAGGTTGCTCCTATGTATTAGGGACTGTTGTCCCACTATCCTAGCGATGGCAGTTCCATCCCCATCTGACCTCGGAGTTGTGCCAACAACTCTGGGGGTACACCACCAGTGGGTGCAAAGGCCCCCATGTCGGGGGGGCCGCCGGGTTCAGGGATACCCTGACCGGCTTGGGGGGCGCTGGGTTGTTCCCCTCCCGACACGGGCGCCTGCGGTGTTTGCTGCATAATGAACTTGTCCGGATCCTTCACGTCGAAGCCCTGCTGCAACACATAACGCGCCAACACAGCGGGATCAATGACCACACCGATCAAAGGCGCAATAGCGTTCATTAGCGACACGGCCTGCTGCTTGCGGATCGTGTCATTGATTGGCTGCGTGGAACCACCCTCCACGCTGAAATCGTACTCCCCTGTAATATCATCCCGGGAATAGTTGACGAACAGGTTCTCCCCGCTCCCGGCTGTGACCCTCGCCATGGCCTCACCGGTCATAAACTGCTGTATCAACTGAAGAACCCTGCGTGCAATGTGAGAAATGCCGATCTCAATGATCGCCAACTTGTCCGCCGCACGCGCATTGCCAGCATCAGCGATAATGCTCGCCTCCGTTGCCGTACGTCGAATCTCCGGCATCTGCCCACGGGCGTACTCCGATACGCCACTGACCGTGCTGATGTCACCCTCCACGATCTCCGACATGTTGTAAATCTCGGGAGACAACGGTGTCTGAGGCATCGGCACGACAACCTCACTCAACGGCTTGTTCTCATCCACCACCGGCACCAACCGGCCATCCTGATCCGATTCCAGAGCCTCACGGCCCTCCGGCCCAAACGACCGCTCGTGATACAAGTATTTGCGAGCGTACCGTTTCCGGGCGTTCATCATCTGCGAACGGGTCTTATCCAACTCCAACTGCAACGATTCGATAGACTCCAAATCACCCATCGGGTAGAAATAGTCGGGCACATCGTAGTTGCGTAGCATCACAAAGGGTTGACCGGAAGCGTACGGCATCGGGATCGGATCGACCAGAAAGTCCTCCCCCGTCATGGAGAACACACTCATAGTGTTATCCACCACATCATAAAACTCGTAGATAATCACCCGGTCCTCTTCACGAAGGAACTCTTCCCGCTCCTGCCGCTCCGTGGAGTCATACATCGGGAACAGCGCAGAGTCGGCCGTCAGCCGACGCCTAGACGAAGCCTTATACCGCTTGTCCGTCTTAGCGTCCTCCAACCGGCGTGTGATCCTCTGAGCCACCCACTTGGCGTCCTCCATGCAGGTTGCTTCCGGATCCACATACATGTCGAACGGACTGATCCGTTCGACAAATGGCTGATCTTCCACCACAGCCATAGCCGTAGCGGGAATGCTCGCCTCAATCTCCTCGTCCGTCGGCAACCCCGACGCCAAGTCGGGACGTTCAGCGGCAAACACGTCAGTCTCAACGACAGCCTCCCCAAACAGGTCCTCCCGCTCCGCATCGGCAAGCATCCGTTCTTGTTCCAAGAACTTCCACCCAGTCTTTATCCAGCCATGGCCGAAGATCAAGAAATCCTTGACAGCGCGACGGAAAGGCTTCTTGAAGTCATGGTGACGCCACAGATAGTTGACCACAGCCTCAACGAATGCGGCGCGGTCCTCGTCCTCCGGTTTCGTCGCAGAAACAACCACCTTCGGGTGGTTCACCGACACCGACGGGGCAATAACATTCACCGTACTGAAAGCCAGATTCACGGAAATCATATCTTCCCGTGACGCTGTAGTTCTCGGCCAATGCTTACCGCGATACAGGTCGTTCATGCGACGCCACAGGCTGTCATAACCCATCTCGTCACGCCAACGGGCAGAAGCACGCACCCTGCGCTGCACTACCTCAAACCGTTCCGCCTTGGACTTTGGTGCCACTAGAACATCGCCTTATCTGGCAGTCGTTCGATGTTGCGTCCCTGAGAGCGCGCTTCCTGTTCGGCTTTCCGGCCGCGTTCCTCCCGGCTCAGATGTTGCTCGTCCGGGGGCAGCATGGACCGGTAGCCCCGACCAGTTGCGAAGGTGATCCCAGTTAGTTTTTGATGGCGTTCCCATAGTTCATCCAGTTCGTCGTGAGGTAGCACCCCACGCAGCCCCGTCACATACTCGCAGAACTCGCTGTAGGACGCCCCCCGAGGGAGGATCGCCACAGTTACGGGCGCTTAGTGTGCGGTGCAGCGTTGTGACCCTTCAGGTCCGGCTGCGGCTTCGACGGCTCAACCTGACCCGTTTGACCATGCTGATTCAGGGGCGTCTCACGCACCGAAATCTCCCCGTAGCCGCCTGTCTGGTTAGCGTACTTCGGGTCGCTGAACCGCTGCTTCGGTGAGTTTGGTGCTGCCGGTTCCCAAATCGGGTTGGACACCACGGAACCGCCGCGTTCCATCCTGTTGTTCGTACCCGTTGCGCCATCAATGGTACGAGTACCGTTGGTGTGCGAAACGAAGTTACCTGCTGCTGGCATGAATCCTCCACTGTTGTCTAAACACTAAGGTCAGACTGTCCCACGCATAGAGTGCGTACCGATCTGATAATCAGGTGTTTCCTCCGATTTGACCATCCGCGCCCACCAATCCACAGTCCAATAATCGTCCACTTTCTGCACAAACTCCGGCATGAAAGCGTACTGGCGCATCTCATTCGCCAACGCCAACGCCATCACCCTGTCATCGTGCGGCGACCCGCTCATCGAACCACGCTCGTTACGCACATAAGTACGCAACTCCGCGACCGTATACCGGTCATGGATCATCAACTCCCCCGAACGAAGCGCCATACCTAGGTCATCTATCAACAGCGGTTTCGTCGTTCGCGTAGTCTTCCAACCAAACTCCAGCGACACCCGCGTAACCGAAGTATTCAACGTCCGCTTCCGAAACAGGTTCGGATGCCCCAACTGCCGCAACTGAACAATCGTCGTCAACCCGTGATTGTTCGACTCCACACACGTCAACGCGCTGTTGTACCACAGGGTCAACCTGTATACTTCCTCCGCCAACGTGTCCGGCGGAATGTGCCCATGCCAGACAGCGACCTGCTCCCCCGAACGCACATCCAAGACCTGAATACACGAATAGTCGCCATGCAGCAACCCCTCCGCCGTGTCAACCCCGATACAGTACGGCCGGTTAGCGACCGGTTCACGCCAAACTGTGAGCATCAGCCCGAAACTCCACGACTCGCGTATGCGGCTCCCAAAGGTAGCCGCGCTGGCCCTCCTCCTCGTACTGCCTCATATCCTCTAACACATCCAAATCAAACACCGGGTTACCCGACTTTATGAACGCCTCTTCGGGCGTCGTCGGATACTCCTGAGCCAACTGCCAAGGCAACATCGACTCTTTCTTCGACAGATACCACGACTCGTCCCGATCCTCCGTCGCAGACCACGGAAAAAACATTGGGGCGAAACGGTTCGTGCCCGTCGAAGACCCCACCCAAAGTTCATGGAAGAAGTTTCCGCTTCCATTCGCCGTACTGAGGCCAATGATTCGGCCTCCCACATCTGCCACTGGTTCAATGGACGCCCATGCTTCCTCAGGGTTCGGTAAGAACGCCCACTCATCAACTACAACCAGCGATGCGGATTCACCACGGGCAGGATCCGATGCTGAAGGCATCGACGTAATCATACTGCCGTTACTGAACCCCATCTTCTGCTGATGCTCCACCAGCGAATCCGGTCCACGCTCCAACATCCACTCTGGTAGATGTTGAAACCCGTACTTCGACTTGCGCAACAACAACACCGACTCACGTTCCGTACGAGACAGATCAATGATGTTCTGGTCATCGTGAAAGAACGCCAACCAGAACTGGTGCGCCGACACGAGTGTGGTCCACCCGATCTGACGGGCCTTCAACGTCAAACTGTATCTATGTTCATCCCAATGGTTCAACGCGTTCGACTGCGCACCGCGCAAGTTGAACAGTATGCGGCCCCGAGCGGGATGGGCAATATGCCAGTAGTTCTCTAGGAAGAACTTCTCATCCGTTACGCAGCGTCGCCACTCCGCTTCACGTTGCAGTTCCGACAGGCCGCTCATCTAATCGAACAACGACTGTAACAGTCGACCCAAACCCCAAACCGTGAAGGCCACAGACAAGAACATTGCTGTCACGAACACCGAAACGGTCCACCTCACTGGCATGACTCGCAGATTTCGGGGTCTTCCAGACCGCATTCCAAAGGTTCCTCATCTTGAAACGGATCATACACCTCGGGGTCAGGAATCATGGCTGAAACACTTCTGCTATACGGTCACCCATGTGCGTCCGTCCGTCAGGAAAACTGGCAAACGGCTGAAGTCCCACCCGCGGAGCGTCGTAGACGGCACCAATCGCCTTCCCAGTTGCTATATCCACAAGTTCCAGTTGATTCCCAGCCCACTCCCACTTTACCGTTGATG